GTACGCATCTTCGAGACAGTCCCGTGCTCTTCGACGAGACGCGCGTGCTCCTCGACCGAGACCGAGACATATATTTGCTTGACAGTAGGAGCGGCCCTGTCCTGGTCCGGCAGTTCAACGGCTGTGTGATTGGCACACAGCGAGTTGATCAGGTCGATCTGCTTTGCGTGCTTCTTGCGCGCAGCATCGGACAAGGTCACGTTCGCGTTGTAACGTGTGTTGCCCTTAGCGAGCACCGGACCTACTTCAAGGCCGACTGCAGCGTACAAGGGCAGGATGCCAGTCAAGACACCATCCTTGCGCACCTTGCCGTTCACATGAGCACGGCTGTTGTTGACCTTGCGAGCGATTGCAGTCCAGTATTCTTCGATGTTGTCGAAGTCTTCACGCTTCGTGCTGTTGATAGCCTTCTGCAGTCCGTTCGTTGACATGCACGACGACTGCAAAGAAATCACGATCGCGCGCTCGCCGGGATTCTCAGAATTCAGGAGTCGAGCAATATCAAACTCGTAAGAGCCTGAAAACTTGTCGTCGTCGTTTCGCAAGGTGCGAGACCTGACAGCAGGAAGGTACACAGTCTGCTCAAGACCATCCGGGTCAAGACCAGACACGGAAGCGCCAGACTTCCGAGAGTCGGTAAAGACAGGCGCAAGGCGTACAAGGCGCGCATCCTTGCCGATAGCTGCCTTGGTGGCCGTTTCGCAAGCCTGAGCAATCCGCGTGCGGATAGTCGAGTCGACCTGATTGGCACACGCGCCTTCTGGGGTAATGCCAACAGGCTTGATCTTGCGGGTCTTGCTCTTCACTGGGGTGTTTTTGGTAGCCATGATCATTCTCCTTCAATTGGGTCCTTGGACCCGGTTAATCTCAAATTCAAACTCCAGACCTGATCCTAATCGATGTGTTGACAGAATGCAAGCTTCATAACCGTTGACAGTTTCTCGACGTTTAAGCGTTGAACTTTTCCGGGTTCCCTTCATAGGTACGAGCGCGGGGATTGTGGTCCTGTTTCGTCAGAGCACAGGGGTGCGAAACACTAGAATAGGGAGCGGGCCTGCGCGCGCGAGTGGTGCGAATAACCGTGCTACTGCTCTGCAATCCGCGTAGGAGGCTCTCAGAGGCATTCTAAGGCGTCGCAGTCCCTTCAAGCACCTTTCCCATGCGAAACGCTGCAGGATGGAACCTCGTCGATTTGGTACTTCTGCGTCTCCCTGGATCACGCAACCCACCCCCCACCCCCTTCGCCTCGCCATATTATTATTATCTTCAGTACGCACGCCTTTTTAGGGTGGTTACGCTTGGATTTACATAGGAAACCCTATTGATATGGGTTGAATGTTGATTATGATGGTGTTGGTAGGCAATAAACCGGGAGACTTGGTTATGGAACTCAAGCTTGAGACCAGAGAAGCAAGGGACGAGCTTTGGAGGCGTTGGGAGGGTAAGGTTCCCAACGAGGCTTCTGAGTTGGTTCCTGGTTTGTTCGAGTTGATCGACGAACGTGAGGACGAGATCCAGAGGCTTCGCAGGGAGCGTGACTTCCTTGTGGGAGCATTTCTGGATGAAAGAGCGTCAGAAGGGTCTTTGTAGGGCGTATCGGTTCATGCTGACGGCTGTCTCGTTTGGCAAGGACGAGAACGAGGCGTTGGCGAACTTGATGGATAGCCTGGGGGAGCCAGCGACGGCTGTACTCGAAGAGGACATCTCTTACGAGGCGCTCGAATACGCCTGCCTGTTTAGAGAAGACCAGATAGCAGAGGCTTAGCCTACTAGGCTAATAGCCTACTGTAGTAGGAACGTTGTTCCTTATACGTTCTCTAGGTACCTAGTTACTAGAGTCTAGTTACTAGGGTCTAGTAGCCTAGTCAGTAGAGACGTTGTCTCTTATACGTAGCCTACTAGGCTAGTAACCTAATAGGCTAAGGGGCCTAGCGGCAGCGTATCGTTGGGCATGGGGGGTGTCAAGCATGGGTATTGGGATCAGGGGTATGCTTGATTGTGTCGGGGGAGGTCGGTATACTGATCATGTTGCGCTCTCTCTGAGCAAAGCCCCACAAGTAGCCTCTTCAGGGTAGCTCCCTGGAGGGGCTGGGGTTGAGCGAGGGAGCAGACACAAGGGGCGTTAATCAAACGCTGTTATTACTCGTTTGCCCGGTTGGGCGTGTGGAGGCGTGTGTGCTTAGAGAGAAAGAACTGTATGACTTCCTGGTGAAGGGCTTCCGGGGGAGGCTGGGGAACCCGGACACAATGGCTGAGTGGCTCCGTAGGGTGTCTGTGGCCTTCCCTGACGTGGACTTGGTGGCAGATGCGAGGAAAGCCCTTGTCTGGGAGGCTGAGAGGCCCACAAGGGCTAAGAAGGATGTCAGAGCCTTCCTTAGGAACTGGTGGTCGAGGAGCCAACAGAACCTTGATGAAGGATCTGCGCCTGTTATCTCCATCTCGGCGGTGAAGTGGCTGAGAAAGAACAACAAGAGCCCTGATTACCTCGTGGATCGGTGGGTTGAGCAGCGAGGGCCGCTTACAGAGGACACGATCCGGGACTTCTGCGGTTACTTCGGGGTAACGCAGCCTGCTTCAGTCGAAGAACTCATCCGTGTGTACAAGGAGGACAACTAATGGGCTCCCCTTGGAACGATGGACAGCTATTTAGTAGCGGGAGTGTTGAGTGGGCGACTCCAGAGTGGCTCTTCGACCGACTTGACATGGAGTTTGCATTTCAACTGGACGTATGCGCCAACAACAGGAACGCAAAGGTAGATCCGTGGATCGATGCGGAGGAGAACGCCCTGACAACAGAGTGGCATCAGTGCATAGACACTCAGTTGCCAACAAGAACCACAAACATGTCTGTCTGGATGAATCCTCCGTGGGGTAGGCAGGTAGGCAGGTTTATCAAGCGGGCCTACGAGCAGTGTAAGAAGCATCGCCTTGTGGTGGTCTGCCTACTCCCAGCCACTACAGACACGAAGTACTGGCGCGACTGGGTATGGAAGGCCAGCGAGGTGCGCTTCGTTACCGGCAGGCTTCACTTTGTGCGCGACGACGGTCATACCGGTCCAGCCCCGAAAGGTGCTGCCGTCGTTGTCTTTACCCCCTGGTCTGACGGGCCTCCCCAGATCTCCTTGATGGAGAGGGGTGACAAGTAATGGCTCGCGATACAGAAGCAGCAATTCTATCTGTGTGCCTAAGGAACCCTGTGTGCGTGGACGAGGCAACGTCCCTTGGACTTAAGAAAGACCACTTCGCTCACCCGTACCACCGGCTGTTCTGGTCGGCGTTCGTTAGAGACCGGAAGGCGGGGATCGGTCCAGACAGAGCCACCATCTATGACAAGTTTGAAGACAGGATAGGGAAGGCTAGGGCCTTTGAGTCCTGGGACATCTTCGATAAGTTCGTGCGCTCCATCGACTCGATGAGCGCCAGCAGGAACAACATAGAGAGCTATGTGGGCCGCGTGGTTCAGGATGCGAGGCGGCAGTACATCATTGATAACTGCAAGAACATCCTGGCGTGCGAAGAGGACAACTCTCCATTCACAGACATCCTTAGGTTCTCGTCGTCCATAGGGAACGCAACTACCTGGACCCCAGAGGGGCGCTCTGATCCAAGGACAGCGCATGATATTGCCAAGGAGTACCTAGAGGACTTGGAGGCTCAGCGACTTGGGTTGAAAACAAACACCCTGATCAAGACAGGCATAGACTCCCTGGACAGGTTTCTCTATGTCAGGCCGGGGCAGATGATTGTTGTGGGCGGTCGCCCGAAGATGGGCAAGACCCACCTTATGATCTCCCTGCTCAGCAACATCGCCAGGATCTACGAAAAGCCCACCTTGTTTGTTTCCGCAGAGATGAACGAGATGCAGATAGGCGAGCGCATCGCTTCCTCGGATGCAGATCTTGGCGAAACCGCAAGCGACGTGAGCCGCGCGTCCAGGGACGTACTGGACAGGTGGAAGGGTGTGCCAATCTACTTTGACGACAAGCCGAAGAGCCTGGGTGCTGCGCTGATGTCGATTCGGGTGCAGAAGAAGAAGCTGGATATATCCTCTGCAGCGGTGGACTACCTACAGCTTCTCAAGCTGCCTCCGTCAACGACCAGGGAGAGGCAGGTTGCCGAAGCCTCCAGTGCATTCAAGAGACTCTCGATGGAGTTGAACATTCCAATCTTTGTGGTCGCTCAGTTAAACAGGAGTTGCGAGTTTCGGGAGAACAAGCGACCCATCCTCTCAGACCTAAGAGACTCAGGGCAGATCGAGCAGGACGCTGATGCGGTGGTGTTTGTCTACCGTCATGTGGTCTACAACGACGACCACGAGCCCTCCTCAGATGCAGAGGTGATTGTCAGGGCGCAGAGAAACGGCCCTATGGGAACAGCGATGTGCAGGTGGACGCCCGGTAAGGGCTGGTTTGAGGAGGTTTGACGTGGACAGCAGAGATGAGATGACATCCATCCTTTCCTACAGGAGAGGGGAGCCAGCCTCTTGCGCTGTGTATCACCTGTCTAAAGCAGAGTGGTCTGAGTGGGCTGACAGGTTGTATGGGGGGTCGGTAGCCAAGGCAAAGGGCCTGCAGGCGAGAGGCCCAGTCCTTGTTGCTTCCTGGCTGGCGATACGCGCAGCGGCCATGGGCTGGATGGGCCTGTTCAAGAGGTGGGGCAAGATTGCAAAGAGGTCTGGTTTATCTCCTGACGATCTCGACACAACCACCTTTCAAGCTCTTTACGATTCGCTCTGCAAGGAGGAGCGGTTTCACTCCGCTTCCGTGAGCTTCAAGCGTGAGTACGAAGAGGTGATGGGATACCCGTTTCGATTGAAGGAGGCGCAATGAGCGTGTTTATAGGTGTGGACCCAGGTCTCTCTGGGGCGCTGGTAGCCATAGACTCTAGCGGTGCGGTGGTGGAACAACTGGTGATGCCAAGGGTGGGTGGCACCAAGGGGCCGCTGGACACCAAGTGCATCCTATCCTGGTTGCTGGATGTGAACTACGAGTCAGACAGCGTGTACCTTCTCGGCGCTCTTGAGCGTGTCTCCACCAGACCGGGGCAGAGCGCGGTTTCCACTCTGACCACTGGGGTTAACTGGGGCAGGATTGACGCCCTCTTTGTCTCTCTGGGCATTCGCTATGAGACGCCTACCCCACAGCAATGGAAGAGAACTCTCGGCCTGCCTAAGCGCTCAGGAAAGGAGAGGGCTCAGGGGAAGCTTGATGCTGTGGAGATGGTGAAGCGGCTGTTCCCGGACATGAACCTCATGCCTGGGAAGAGGACTACCCCGCATGACGGCCTTGCGGATGCGGTGCTGATTGCGGAGTACGCGAGAAGGAAGCTGGGCTAGTACGCTGCTTTGAGAGCGCTCTCCATAGGCCCGGAGACACCCTTCTTCTTCAGCTTCTTAGCAGGCGGGTTGTGTTTGGGCTTGTGTGGGTTTCCGTGCTTCTTCGGACCCAGCATCATCGGCATCGGCTGAGGCCCTGTGTTGATCACGATCTTGATTGTCGGACCACACGACTTGTCCTGGTGAGGGTTCTTAAGGGCCTTCTTACCCTCCTTCTGCATAGACTCCTCGACCACTTCGGACATATGCCTTCTTGGCTTTTCCATCGTCTACTCCTCCATCATCAGGGCTTCAAGGGCCAGGATATCCTCTGCTCGTTCTCGCGGGGTGCCAAACTGCCCTGTGAGGGCCTGCTCTTCGGCTGCCTCATTTAATTGGATGGTTTCTAACCACCGCCCGTACTCCTGGGCTTCTTGCTGCCGCTTGTTGATCCGTGCAGCCTCTTCGGCCCGCTGCACCAACCGCCTTTGCTCCACGCGATCTGCGGCTATCCCTAGCGTTTCTGGCGAATAAACAGTTCCGCTCCCCATGGTATGGGCGGCAACAGGCGTCTTCCCTCCAAGATACATGGTGCGAAGCTCGCGAGCGATTCTAGGGCCTACGGTCTGGCTCCCGGCTGGCAGCATGCTCGGCAGCATGCGAGGGTCTGGGCCTTCCTGAGGAAACCCCCACATCCCTACAGACTCGCCAGCCTCTACGGGCGGGTCCGGTTGCCAGCGTATTGCTCGATCAAGAGCGGTTGCAGATGGAGGCCAGCCAGGAAAGTCGTGCTCTAGCTCCCTGGGATACGGGAGCCCCCTCCCTCCCACGGGGTAGGTGCCTCTAGGCGCTGGCTCAATTACCACTGGAGCAGGACCACGCTCAGCTACCTGAGCCTCTAGCCTTTGCTGGCTCCTGGCCTCATCCATGAGAGCCAGCCTTCTGCTTAGTGCTTTTAATGATTCTTCGTTGGTCGCCATGGGCACCTCCTTGTCCTAAAGATCGCTAAGCATTTCTTCGAGGCTTGGGGTTTGGCTTCTGAGCAGTGCAGCCTCTTCGGCCTGCTTGACTTGTCCCGGCGTAACAAAGCCGTACTCAGTAGTAAGTCCAGGGATGATTGGCCCAGGATCTACACCAAGGCCCTCAAGCCTCTGCTGTAACGCTTGCTCCTCAAGCGCGATCTCGCGGGCTTGTTGCGCGCGCTGATTTCTCTCAAACTCCGCTCTCAGCATTCTTTCCTCTGTCATCTTCCTGAGAACGTTGCGCCCAACGCTTGTTGGTCGCGCCATTGACGGGTCATAGACAGGCTCTTCCTGTGGTCTTTGTGGCTGTCTCTGCGGTGGCCTTTGTGGGCCTGTGCTTGGCCCGCTCCCCCACGAAACAGGAGATGTCTGTGGTTCTTGTCGCTGTGGCACAGGTCCACCCGGCCTTGGATATGGTCCTAGCTGCGGACTTCCACTAAGGTTTGTCCCGCTGAGAAGCTCTTGTATCCTGAGTTCCCGCGCAGCCGCCTCCTGTGGGTTGGGGGTAAACCCCTCGCCACCAGGGATAAGACCCCTGCCAATGTCTTGAAGCCCGTATATCCCAGCCTGCCCACCAGCCTGCGCCATTCTGGCCGCATCCATAAGGGACAGCTTTATACCTAGTGCGCCTAACGCGTCTTCGATGCCTGCCATGGGGTCTCCTTGTCCTAAAATCTGCCAAGTAGTTCTGCGAAGCCAAGTGGGTTCTCACCCATTGGCCTTCCTGTAAGCCTTAACAACGCATCTCTTCCCAGCGGCACCTTACCAACAACGGTGGGGGTTGCGAGTGGTCCCTCAAAACGCATTGGAACGGCAGATAGGATGTCTTCATATCGAAGGGGTTGTCTAGGGACTGGCGACTGTGCCTGAGCATAACGACTGCGGTCTACCAGGGAGGCGAAGTCCTCTGCCGCGCGTGATCTGGGGATTAGTGGGTACGCCACCCTAGTACCTCTTTCTTTTTCCCTGCGACGCTTTGATAGCGCGACCTTGCCTGGAAGCCCTCTTCTTAGCGCCCGATCCCGTATAGCACTTGCCGCTAGCACCGTACTTTCGACCAGACTTCCCCTTTGACTTGCATTTCTTTACTGGCATTGTGGTTGCCTTACGCTGTGTTGTTTTTTACTGTGTCAGCACAACCCTACTGGAGGATTCGATGTTTGATCCAAACGAGCTTACCGTAAAGGACGCCCGCTTGCGCCTTTCCGAGTTGGACCTAGACGGACTTGAGGTTGTCCTTAAAGCGGAGATTGATGGGAAGCATCGCTCTTCCCTTATTGCAGATATTGGCCGCGCAATCGACAGTATTAAAACAGCAGAAGACAACACGCCTGAGGCAGTTACTCCTAAGGCAGCACCGGAGAAGCGATCCATCTCTGTTGACCAGTGGGCTCGACTTAGTCGGAACGACCGTAAGTATTGGGTGTCCTTGGGTGGCGTGATGGTGGAGAAGTGATATTGGGGGGGTAATGTCTGGGTCAAAGAGATGCACTGTGTGCAGTCAGACCCTGTCTCTCGACCTTTTCCACAAAGACTCAAGGGCTAAGGATGGTCACCGAGCTAGGTGTTCCTCCTGCGTGTCGCATCGAGCCAAGGAGGACTCAAAGAGGCCCCCTGTTGTCGAGGACGACGTAACCCACGCTGTTTGCGGTAGGTGTGAGAGACTGGGTAGAGAAAGCCTTCTCCCTCTTTCTGATTTTGGCGTAGCCAGAAGGCGAAAGAGCGGGAGAAACTCCTGGTGTAAGCGATGCTGCTCTGAGGCCACCTGTGAGTGGCAAAGAACAGAGGGTGGTAGGAAGAAGCACATTGAGGCTGTGAAAAGGTACAACGAGAAGAGGCGATTGGAGCGCGGTGCCACGGGTTCCTGAGTTTGATTCAGACGAAGACCGCTATGAGTGGGAAGTCCAGCAGCGCTATCGAGCGATGGACAACCTGGACAGGTGGTTTGCTTCGGACGGTGTGTACACAATAGGACCACCGCTTCCCCCAGGAGCCACCGTCTTCTCAGACGAGAAAGCTACCCCAGCCTTTGAGAAGGCGACCAAGGAGGGGTTCATTGCCTGTAGACCTGCCGCAGAGGTCCTTGGGGTTTCGCGGGCAGTGGTTCGGTTGCTTATTGATCGCCTTCCAGAGATCCGTGTCGCCTATGTTGTTTATCCCGGAAAGAAGATGAACAGCCGTTACCACTGCAGAGCTATCCACAAGAGCAGTGTCTCGATTGTGAAGAAAAACCTATCTACGTGGATGCAAAAGGTGTGGGCTGGTGGCAAAAAAACAACAGGTAAAAACATTCGCAGAAGTTGCTGAAGGCGAACTGACCTCTGGTGAATACAGCGACTTCTCCTCCTTTGCGGAGGAGCACCTCCTCATACAGACAAAAGGTGGAGAGCTTCTCCCGTTCAAGCTGAACAAGAGCCAAGTCCTCAGGCAGAAGATGCTTGATGAGATGGAGGCTGCTGGTGTGCCTATCCGGGTGTGGGAGGCGAAGGCTAGACAGGCTGGCTGCAGCACCCATATCCAGGGCTGGCTGTTTCATCGGTGCATCACTAGGCGTGACGAGGTGGCGCTTATAGCTGCTCACGCAGACCACTCTGTTCACGGGATCTTTACAAAAGCAAAGATGTTTTATGACAACTTGCCGGTCCGTCTTCAGCCTCTGACGAAGTACAACAACAGGACTGAGCTAGACTTTCGAGCCCCGACTGGACCCAATGGCCTGAGAAGCCGACTCTCCATAATGACGGCAAAGAGCGCAGAGGACGCTCGCGGAACAACTGCAAGACTTGCCCACTTCTCTGAGGTCGCCTTCTACAAGCAGCCTGAGCGTTACTTCCTGGCAACACTCCAGTCCATGCCAGACGGGCCAGGAACCTTTGCCTACGCCGAATCGACATGCAACGGCTCAGGAGACTTCCACCACACGATGTACCTGAGTGCCAGGGTTTGGAATGACAGGGTGTATCCGTGGATGCCTCTAAAGGAGAAGTATCCAGGAGATCCAGACTCGTCCTGGTACGCCTACTTCACACCATGGTTCATCGTTGATGAGTACTCTCGTCCGCTTTCGTGCCCAGAGAGGGAGTTTGTCGCTTCCCTTGATGGGGCAGAGAAAGAGCTTCTCGATAAGTTTGGTGACTGGGTAACGCTTGAGAACCTGTCCTGGCGAAGGTCAACCATTGCAACGAAGTGTGGAGGCTCGATTGAGAGGTTTCACCAGGAATACCCAAGCACAGACCAGGAGGCGTTTAGCGCTTCCGGCTCTCCTGTGTTTGATCTCAACTCTGTTCGCGCCCAGAGAGCGGTTCATGGTTGTTGGTGTGATCTATGTCTCCCCTACGCCGGGGCAGAGAAGCCGGGGAAGAACGTGTGTCCAGACCACGGTTGGTATGAGATCAGTGACGTGAGCGATTACCCGTCTGGTCGGGAGCGCATGTACTCGACCTACAAGCCAGTTGTGGAAGAGGTCATGCCTGGGAATGGCAGGATGTCTATATGGAAGCACCCAGAGCCTGGATGCCGATACATTGTTTCTGCAGACGTAAGCAAGGGAATCGGTAGTAGGGATTGGGACCACCTATATGTATGCGATCTATCGACCCTGGAGCAGGTTGCAGAGTGGCGCGGGAAGATTGAGCTTGATGACCTTGCCCCGCTCTGCCTCCTTGTGTCGCTTTACTACAACAACGCCGTCCTAGCTCCAGAGGTGACCGGGCTTGGGGCTGGGCTTATCGCGTTGCTGGAACGGTCCAGGTACTTCAACCTCTATAGACGTGTGACAACCGATACGATTAGCGGTCCAACTATAATGTTAGGTTGGGACACAACTAAGAAAACCAAGCCAGCGATGGTTGGGCTTATGCAAAGGGCGTTGAAAGAGGGGTATGTGAAGATCCGCTCTAAGCAGGTTCTGGATGAGATGGAGGCGTACACCCGCACCGTCCTCTACAGCAAAGACGGAATCGACTCACTCCAGGCAAAGATGGGCGCTCCTCCTGGGAAGAACGACGATGCGTGCGTTGCGGCAATGATTGCGACAGCGGTATGTCACTACACGCCGGGTGGCATGGCTAAGATCAACGCGACGAAGGTAGATATGGACCGCGTTATGGATCACAGGAAGTGGACCCATGACGACTGGGATGAGTTCGAGAGACAGTCAGTTAAGAGGAAGCGAGTCCTTGGTCGAACTAGACGCCGCTAACTCGGTAAGTCCCTCGACCAGCCTTCTGGATTCGACCTGGATCTTTGTAGATGACATCGTAGAACGCATTGCTGGTAAGCCCGGTGCTGCTGATGATGTCTTTTAACTGCATCTCGCCCTGCTCTATCAAGACCAACTCAATAGCCTCTCTCGCCTTGTCTCGCCTTTGCTGCGGGGTGCCGTCTTTGTTTTTGGACAGGGTCCCGCGATCTTCTCCGCTATCAGCCACAACGCTTCCAGAGGACCCCGTCTGTCGATCCCGCTCCTTTTTACCGTAGTAGGACTTACCCTTTAACTCTGGGCTCGCAGTCCTTCCCCACGTTCCCTTGGGGGTAATGTCTGCAGGGGCAGAGGTGTACGCCCTTTTTGCTCCAAGTCGCCCACAGAACCAGCAACGAACATCCCTAAAGTCGTCCTTCCTGCTGTTCTCGTAGATGTCCACCTTGGTGTGCCAGTCAAAAACACGGCCACAAAGTGGGTGCTTGCATCGCATGTCATAAATACGCATATCAGTCCTAAGCTGGGAACTTGTTGATTATATCGGCTTGGCTTTGCGACGCTACCTCGCCGCGAGGCCCACTCCCTGCAAGTGGTTGACCGCCTTCGTCTGCTCCGATGTCCCTTACGCCCTCTTGCTGAGCACCCTCTGCCGGAGCCCCCATTGCGGCTCCCTGTAGCTGGGACAGCGGCCCAACAAGGGCTCTCTTGTCTTGCCTCCATACCCTGAACGCCTGATCCATGAATTTCTGGATCGCATCTGGCGGCATTAGCCCACCCTGAACGAGCGGGGCCATTGTCGCAACCACCCCCTGAATGGTTTGAAGTAGTCCCATAAAGGCGCGCTGCTCTTCCGCAGGATCTGTTGGGATGGTCGAGCCCGCCATGACATCCACATCAAACATTCCCTGGATGTCGGACGATGTGAACGAGATGAACTCGTCCTCCCCAGCGCTTCCGTCGATACGCATGTACCTAACCTCGTCCCAGTACTGGCGAATGATAGAGAGCATCTTCCTGGAGAGAGACCCAATGAACCGCTCCGTTGCTTCGAGGCGTATGCCAACACGACCTTTTGTCGCTGCGGATGCAATAGCCACTTCGGTGGCAGTTGTTCCTTTTCTACTTGCACCACCGCGCTGGAAGGTATCGACCCCGGAGATCTCATACATCAGCTTCGATAGGCCGCTGAGCACCATGTGGGTTGTGCTGGGAGGGGGAGCCTCTGGAAGAAGCATAATCGCGTCTTGAATCCTAGCTACCGAGGCAGGAAGCTCTGCGACATCCATATCGTCTTCAGACTCAAGAAGCGCAGCTAGCTGTCCAGACTCCAATGCTCCTGGGGCGGCGACGAACTTGCGCCTTGAGGAGAGCCTGTGGTGCCTCAAGATGTAGTCCCACTCCTCATTCAGTCGGTCTGCGATCTCCTTGATCGAGGACAGGTCTGAGACCTTTGTGGAGTAGAAGTCGTTTGGCACAGACACGAACTTTAAGACCTCGTATGGGTAGCCCTTCATCTCAATAGGGTCTTCAATGCTTCGGACTACCGCGTCCTTTGCGTCTCCGGTTCCAGGGTTCTTCAGCAACCACATGACGTGCCTTCTCAAACCATCATCACTCTCAACCCAATGGCGCACCTCGTAGAGCGTGACGTACTCTGGGATGGTTTCTGGTTGAGATAGGTTGTTAGCTTGGTTGTCTCCACTAAGTGAGGACGGAACTGCCTCGCTCAACCAAGTATCTGCCTCGATACCTTGCGGGAGGTCGAACCTCTCGTCCCTCTTAAGGTCGTCCAGTCGAACGATCATGCGCTCGCAGACCCACGGGCATTGCTTCAGATCCGTGTAGCCAGGGGGGATGATCAGGTCCCAAGGCGAGACCCTCGTAAGAGTTGGGTTGTCGTCTGGAGGCTCCTCGAAGGAAATAAGCTCCTGGGCCATTATGGTTCGGAGTCTTCGTCGTTGCTCCCCAGTGAGCCCCTCGTCTTCGGACGCGGAAGCTTTTTCTGGGCCAGTGTCGTAGTCCTCTTCGACGTAGAAAGACTCGCTTCCCTCGTAGCCTGTTTTTACAAAACCAATGCCAAAGAGTAGGGCGTCCAACACAGCGGTCCTGACCACACGGTTGCCGTCAATCTCCCTCCAGATGTAGTTGAGGGCGCTTTCAGCGATGCGCGCGGCGTCCTTGTCATCGGGTCTTCGCGGCTTCACATAGATGTGTGGGTTTGCCGCGATCACACCAGGGAGAATTGTGTTGGCGTTTGCTAGTAGGAAGTTGATCTTGATGTCTTCTGAGTCTGCGTAGTAAAGGCCAGAGTCGCTGCCCCCACCAACACTTTCAGACGAGTAGTCCTTCTGTATTGCTCTCCAATACGGGAGGTGGTTTTCCTCCAAGACCTTTTCGGCCTCGTCTATTTTTTCTAACCAGTCAGAGATTTCAGAATCAGTAGTTTCCACAGAAAAGCCCTCGTTTAGGATTGGATGATGGTACTTGACAAAAGTTTGTGGTTAAACTCCTATTGCCAATGTAATTGAACGTAATGGAGGAGCCATGACAGCAGAAATGCTTGCCAATAACTCTGATGAGACCCCGGAGGAGGATAACTCAGAAGAGATTGGCGAAGAGGTTGATGATGTTGATGGTAACGAAGAGCAACTCGTTAGCCAGGACAACTCGCAAGAAGACGACAGTTTTTGGGGTGGAAACCCTGACGAGCTACCGGAAGAACTTCAGCATACCTACAAAGGCATGCAATCCGCTTTCACCAAGCGGATGCAGAGGGTATCTGAACTTGAACGGAAGTACTTTGAGTCTATTGACGCAGCAAACGCTGCGATCTTGACTCGCAGTCAGGCGGAAGCACCAGCACCTGAACCCACCCCCGAAGAGGTCGCGCCTGACCTTGCGCGGGGAGCATCCCCTGAGGACGTGATTCAGTTCTACGTCAAGCAGGCGGTTGCTGAAGCGGTTGAGTCTTCTGGCATGAGTAACCTAGCTAAAGAGATGCAACCCGTCGCTCACAGGGAGAAGGTAGTCGGGGCCTATCGGTCATACGCCTCCCAGAACCCTGGTCTTGATCATGGGCAAATTGCTCCGCTCGCGGGAAGAGTCATTGACGGCGACCCAGAGCTTACGCAGTTAGCCACTGTCAACCCGGAGGCTGCAATTAAGATCGCTGCTCGCCTAGCGCAGGCTGAGATCCACCTTGCCACCACCAAGCAAAAGAGTAAGAAGCGGCGTCAGGCCGCGCCTGTTTCAGCCAGGAAGGGCACCCCCATCAAGCAGAAGCGAGAAACGATGCTTGATGCTGCTACTCGTGCGTTGAAAGAGGCGGGTATTTCGCCAGAGAACTTTTAACTAACTAGGAATTAAAATGCCTGCTGTCACAGCCACGATCCCTTTTGATCGAGTCTATTCGACTACCGCAGCCGCTGAGCGGTCTACGGTGGCGATGGAAATCGTCCAAGCAAACCCTCTCCTCTGGCACATGTATCGCCAGGGCTCAGTTGTTTATGAAGGCGGCACCGAGTGTCGTGTTCCCGTGGTCCTTACAGAGTCTCAGAATGTGGGTGCCATTGGCACGTATGCCACCTTCTCCACTACTCCTGAGGACGGCCCCGATAAGGCTCGTTACCCGACGTGGTACAAGAACCGCGCCTCTATGGTGATTGACAACACTGAGCTTGCCCAGAACCGTGGCAAGTACCAGATCGTCAACCTTCTCAACGCCAAGATGTCCATCGCCAAGATCAGTATGGTCAATGACCTTGCTCGTCAGATGTACGCAAATGGTGGTGCTGAGTCGGCAACCTCGACTACCCCGCTTGAGCTTAACGGCCTTCGCTCGATGATCGAGTTCGCCGCTCAGGGTGGTGGTCAGACCCGCATTGTCGGTGGCATTAACAAAGACCCCACGGCTGGCGGCTACGCGAACTGGCAGAACCAGTACGGTCAAATGACCGCCTTCGGAACTGACGGACTGGACACCTGGGAGCAGGTGTACATGGAGTGCTCGCAACGAGGAACCCACCCGGACATCATCCTGGTCGATCCCATTGTGTACCGCTTCTTCAAGCGACTTGTCGCTCCCAACCAGGAAGAGCGCGATGTGGCTCTCTGGAACCAGGGCTTCGAGAACCTGCTGTTTAACGGCACTCCGGTTGTTCCTGATGAGGAGCTTAATGGTCTAGGCCAGTGCTTCTTCCTGACCACTTCCGGCAAGCGCGGAGTCAAGGACTTCAACCTGAAGCCTGAGTACTTTGATGTTCCCGGCAAGAACCCGTTGGTTCAGGCCAAGGGCACTGGCATCGGCCTTCAACTTGCTATCCTCCAGTCGGACGACTTCCGACAGACTGAGTTTATGACGCCGCCTAACAGCGACGTGATTATCAGTCACACCTATTTGACCTCTATGTTCGTAACCTCGTCGATGTCTCGACAGGGTTGCACTGATTTCGCTGGCGCAGTCCAGTTCTAAGTAAGAGAAAGGAGACACTAAAATGTCTGGATTTATGTTTGGTGGTTCGGCTCTTACGCTGGACATCGGCGTTCGTAATGATACTGGCGGCGCTGTCGTCGCTGGTGATGTTGTGCAGATTGAGCTTGTTGACACTGTTCTTGGTGTTCAGGTTGGTCAGGACGGCTTTGGGGCTATCACCCCTCCCGCCGCTGGCACTAACAATGGCTGGAACGGAAACCCGGTTGATTCTGGCGCAGGCCAGTTTTCGGTGACTGGCGCTGTTGTCGCGCCTACCGGGTTTAGCATCCCTAACGGCGAAGATATGATCATTCGCGTTGGCGGTGTTGCTCAGGTACAGGTGCTTGCCCCCGGTGGCGGCATTGCCGCAGGAGATTTGCTCGACATCTCTCCTGCCAACGACTGGCTTATTGATTCCGCAGTGAACGGCCAAAGTGTTGATGCAGCGACCTCCTTTGGTGCTGCTACTCGTGTTCGCGGGACTGCGCTTGAGTCTATTGGCGCTGGGCTAACCAGTGTCATCAACGTCTGGCTCCGTCCATTCGGCGGTGCATAAAAACTAACGTGTGTAGCGGGGGGCTTCGGCCTCCCGCTTTACACAGCTAGGAGAATTGAAAATGGCTTCTCTAGCCCCACACGTTAGTCGCGTTGCAAAGGATTACGCGCCTTTCGGATGGTCTTATATTACTGAGGTGACGGTTAGCTGGGCGGCACAGGTTACTGCTCAAACGCTGCTTCCGCTTATCCACGCCAGCGACTCTGACTACTACATAGAGTCAATAGAGTTCTCCACGCAGACGGTTGCAACAATCGAGCCTGCTAACCACTTCTCGTGGGGGATTGAAACCTACAGCAATGCTGGTGTTGACCAGACACTCCCTCTACAGAGTGCCGTGCCTCACCCGACAGCCCTTACCCGGCTTACATGGACTGACCTTGCTGTAGACCAGAATCAGCTTCTCGCTGATGGGAACGTCTTGGTTTTGGATATTGACGATTCGGCTGGCACTGGTGCTGATGTCACTGGCGTCATCGTCAGGATCCGCTACCGCCGCAAGGCTTAGTTAAAACTCACTCGCCCTTTGGAGGTCGTTCGTGAACCTCAAGGAACTCAGAACGGCCCTAAAGGAGCGGCGTGAGGACTATTCTCCTTCCGACGCGAAGCTGAATAGGACGATCAACCAAGCTTATCTGGACATCTGTTCCAGGCGTAAGTGGGGTTGGTTGCGTAGAGAGTTTACGGCAAACGTCCGTAACTCA